CCTCTTTACTTCTCGTATATTGCACTACTGTAAGATTAGTTTTAGGATTTTTTAATGCTTCAGAAGGATCATTAGGGTTTCTTGCTACTAACCCGTAATGACCTGCCATTATCACCCATGGTCTTAAAACAAAATCTACAAATGATGTGTTTGTTTCTCTTAAACTTAAATTAAATTTACCAAAATCGTCTCTATTTTGCATAACCGAGCCAGGTATAAATCCCCTATTATTCGGTATAGTAGCTTTATTAGATTGAACAATATCATCGGGTATACTGAATTGATTAGCAAAAATGCAACCTATTAAACCTTGATTTTTGAAATTAGTAGTAGTTTCCTTAGCTAAATTAATATCAAAACCGGTAGAATGTACTATGGGTTCTAAGTTCTGTAAAACTTCTGTTGAAAGACCTTGAGGAAAATTATCAATTAAAACGATAAATTGAGTATTAAGAGGTATAGAAGTGTTCCATTGACTTAAACTACGTAAAAAAGAATCTCTAAAACTAACTAAAGGTGAACCTGGTAAATTAGTACCTAATAAAGATAAACCTGGTTGAGCTAATGTACCACCGATTAACGAGTTAACCGGGTTTGTCACTCCTCTCAAAGCATTATTAACTGAATTTAGTATTTTAGTAGGCATTTATATATATTTATACACAAAAAAGCTCTCACGAAGAGAGCTTTTAGGACCATAAAAGGGGTTTTAATTAAGATGTTTGTCTAAAATAGTGATAAGTTACAGTAACTTCAAAATCTTGCACCGTCCCATCGGAAGTTACATCGTAAGTTAATTCACCTACATTTTGAATAGCAACCCCAACTAATTGGAATTGCGCAACTCTATCAAGTTCTTTGTCAAGTAAAGCTAAATCAATGACACTATCAGCAGTAGGCATGAAATAATTACCAGTGCTATCAGCATCATTAAAGGTGTCATTCATTACTTGCAAGAATCTATTTCTTAAATCATAACTTTCATCGCATCTAAATGTAATTGTATACCCATCACTTCCAGTATATTTTGCAACACCAGGAACGTTAAAATTAAGACCCATATATGGTAATGCTTGTGATGTAATTTCTTTACCAGGTAAACTAGCTGTCTTCGCGTAAACTAAATCATCTTCATCAAAACTGATAGTTGTACCTTCCCCGAAGCTAATATTAAGTACTCTAAAAAGATTATCTCTTGCAAAATCTTTTGTTTGAGCTTGTGTATAAAAATTTTGAATTGTTTGTCTTGTTTGTGCCATGGTTATTAATATTTATTCATTTTAACTAATTTTAATCAGTCAGCTAATAATAATTTATATGTAGTACCACCTATAACAATATTGACATACTTTGTCTGAGTCACTGCAGCTGTGGTAACAGTGCCGGAAAAACCTGATAATGTTCGAATATTACCAATAGTTGCAGTATTGGTATTGATTTGACTAGGTACGTTGACACCATTTACAGTTAAACCAGCAAATACCGGTGAATCAGTAGTTTCGAGACCTAAATCTACAGAGGTTATTGTATCATCACTTGCAGTAAGAGAGAGTGTACCTTGAGACGTGCTTTCAGCTTTAGTAAAAGAATCTCCTATATCGTCATCAAAATTTTTGACAACTCCGCTTATTTCTTGAACATTAGATGATAGTATGTTTACATCAGTTTGATTTGCTTTACTATTAACTTCATTAGATAACGTGTTAAAATTACTGTCAATTTCACCACTTAGATATACTATATCTGCTGCTACAGAAACTGCACCACCATCAAGTGCTGCTATATTAACAGTATTATTATCAATACTACCAGAAAGATAATCCACATTTAATGTATTTTGCGAACTGTAAGCTGATAAAGCGTTAAAACTATCACCTGCTAAAAGACTATATGGGATTTTCTTGGATGTATCTGTTTGTACATCTACTATATATAGTAAATCGGTATTATCAAAAGTAATTGGTGATAAAGTGGGTAATTCTGTTAATTTTCTATTAGCCATAATTTTATGTTACAGATTGAAGTACTCCGCTTAAAAATGTTAATGTCGTTGAACCAATTACAATACTATTTGTAATACCTGGTCTTATTAACCCTTCAATTGAAGGTAATCTTTGATCAATGACTTCAGAACTATCAATATTTAAATTTTTAACATTTCCAGATAATTCTGATACATTAGAACTTAATATGTTTGTATCAGTTTTAAATGCAAATGTTGATATATTACCAGTAAATGATGATACATTTTCTAAAGTACCGCTTATTTCTAAGACTCTTGAATCAAGATCAGTTATATTATCACCTACAAGATTAGAAAATGTTATTTTATTAGATGTACCTGCAATTGAGTTTACAATATACAATATATCATTGTTACCTGCAACCGTAATTGAGTTTAAATTTGATACTTTTGTATCCGCCATGTAATTATTTAATTAAATGACTTTGTTATTAAACTAATTCGTTGAAATCTGTACCTGTTTTTGTTGCGTAGAAATTAACTAATATAAACTCTGCAGCTCTTGTTGGCTTCAAGTATATATCCACTCTCAATTCATTTGCATCAATGATATCAGGTGTATTGTTTCTCTCATCGCAAATAATTAGGTAATCATATAAACCTTCTGTATTTTTAACATTTTCAAAAATTGGTGTTAAAGTATTTACAACTCTTGTTCTTGTTAACAATGTATTTGGTTCGAATATAAAGTTTCTAACTGTATTCTTAGTTGCTTTTTCAAGATATAAGAATAAACGTCTTACATTAATTCTATCAAATGCACTTGGTAACTTTTGCAATGTTTTTTGACCGAATACAACTGGACCTTCAACTGGGAATGATGTAATTGGATTAACTGAAATCTTATATAACTGATCTCTTTGTTTTTGTGTCGGTGTTAATGCTAAACCTGTTGCCCCGATTAATCTACCTCTTGTAAATCCGGCTGGTGCAAACCATGGATCGAAATTAGCATCTGTATTAGCCATTGTAGATGCAAGATAACCAGATGATGGGGTATATGATAAACCTCCGTAAACAGTGTCTGTACTCTGTATCCATTGACCGTAAGTAGCTGCGTAACTTGTATTTACCTGTGAACTAAATGCCTTAATTGGATTTAACACATCACGTGAGAAATTCTTATCACTATCTTGCAAAGTTAAGAAATTTTCACCTGATACGAAAATTGATCTCGGTAAGTCAGCAATGAAAATATGATCTTTTCTTCTAAATTCAGCAAATGTTGTGAATCTAGTTATAACATCATTCCAATAACCTCTATAATCGATACTATCACTTTGTAATGAAGTATTATCTACTCTAGTTGCTCTAAAGCCATCAATTGCTGAAACAGCTGCTATATCATCATATGTATCAGTACCTAATGCTTGTGCAGTTGAATATATTGTTGATAAACCACCATCGACTGTAATGTCGATATCAAATCTTTCTGAATTTTCTACAGTGTCTAATAATCTATCGATTTTTCGAGGTACATCACCAATTACTTTATTACTAAGTATTGTTGACGAATATGAACCAAGTGCAAATAAGCTATCAGCTGTACCAGGTAAGTTGTTACCAGCACTTTCAACTACCGTTTTAAGAGCAGCTTGTGTATTGATAGTTCCACCAAATGCTGTAGAAAGCGTTGGCCAATTACTATTTAACTCATCTTGCACCTTAGTTGTTATAAATCTTACTTTTGTACGAGGAATGCCATCTGCATTTAAATATGTCGAAGCTGTCCTATTACTTAGGAAATCATTAATTAAAATATCCATCGTAGGTAATTGATCTTCCGTTTCAACTCTGAATGGAATTGGTTCACCACCTAATGGGTCATTAATTTTTCTATGATAATCAGTTGAACCGACAACTGTTTCTTGAAGATTTAACGATAACTTAATAGTATTATTCGTGGTAGGTGTTGTTCTAAGTCTGAATAACCCGATAGATAACGTATCATCGAATTGGTTCGATGAGATATCAAAATCAGTTAAGTTTTCCATTTGTTCTGATATACTACCATCAGAATAACCGAATGTATTAGTATTATTATCAGATTTAGATGAAAGTAAATTTTCAAGTCTAGTTGACGGTAAATCAATAAAACTTTCAACTGATAAATTGTTTTCAGTACCGCTATTAGCTTCGGTAAGTGTTTTAATATTGAGAATACCGTCAAAATCTGTCGCAGGGTTTAAATTAGTATTGTCAATTGCTCCTAAATAAAAACCTTGGAAAGATTGGTCAATAGTGGTCTGTGCTTTATTAATAACAAGTATAGCTGCTTTACCTAAATCCGCCAATGTGCTGAAATTATCTGCTGTCTCATCTAACCATTCGAAACCATTTCTCTGTTGAATTCTAAAATATGTTTCTTGACTTATTGTGTAGTGTTTTGGTTCACCAATTAATACTGTTCGTGTACTTGATAACGCACCACTATTACTAAAAGTATTAAGTTGTGTTACGGACGATGCACTATCATCAATTGAAACTGCAGATGCAGGGTACGCTAAAACACTATAATTATTACCAAATCCTATACCTCTATCTGTACCATAAGGCATTCTATAAACGAAAACATTTGCAGGGCTGTTAAATAACGCTCTAGCTGTATTTGATAAGTATAATTCTGCAGGAACTGTAGGATCACCGTAAATATCAACAAATTCACTTTGTGAAGTTACTTGAATTACCTCATCAGTAGGTCCTCTATCACTGAATCCAGTTATTAATACGTTAGTACCAGCTGGTACTACAGGTCTTATAGATTGATCGATTTCTCTAATTTCTACACCGGGAGATTGTATTGTACGTGCCATATACTATTATTTATGGTATCCCAGGTAAAAAATTATACCAATTCCACTAATAACTGAGAGAATGCAAATTCAAAAGTAGTTTCGATCTCATCAGCATTTCGGTAACTAAAGTCGATCCCACCTAAATTCACGGGAAACGCATTTGTGTATACAAATTTAACTTTATTTTTATCAAATTCATCTAACGCGTATAAAGTTATATCGGTTTGATATAAATCGGGTGAAGTTAACGTTTTATTTTGATTTCTTTCTTTAGGAGATACGTTAGGTGTCTTAAAAATATCTTTACCGTTAAAATGAGATTCCTTTTCATCGTTTAAAAGGTCAAGCCATTTATAAATTACCCAATAATTATTAAATTCATTATCAATGGTAAAATTTACAGTAACATTTTCATAAGCTGGTCTTGTATGTTTTGAAACTTTAAATGACTGACCTGCATATCCAAGATTTTCTTCCGGTATTCGTATTGAAGGTACAACTGAACCGTAAACTGAAAATTGTAAGCTATTTTCAATGATTACTGTATTTTCTCTTGCACCGAGATATTGCTCACTTATATCTTTTAATATAGGGGGTAAATTTAAAACAAGTAAAAACTTATCTGATCTACTTTTATTGAATTGGGATTGATTTATTGTTGCCATACTTTAAAGCCTTGCATTTGTAATTGATCTATTTCACTATTAGTATTAGAAGCGTTGCCTATAATAACCGGTAATGTATTTTGATACCCTTGTTTTTCATTGGTATATAAAGAAGTCGGGTTCATAAAGTATTTAATGCCATAATCCATTTGCTGTAACTCTAAAGGTCTATTATTTGTATCCTTTTTCGTTACCTCAAAATACGTTTCTACTATATCATTATCAAGTATGATTAAGTTCCACATTAGTGAGGTGACTAAATCATCGTGATGTCCCTTCTTTGCATTCCATGTACCGTTCGCTGCTTTTACATAGTTTCTCAACTCTTTAACTGTTCTTTTATCATTTATCTGAACCGATTCAAGTTCATTAATCCAATACCGCATATTGGTAACAGCTTTATATTTTGTATTTGTATGTGATATAATACCTAATTGCTGTTTTTTCTTATTAGCTAATGAACCACCCCACGATACTATATTTTCATAATCGTGGGTATTTTTAAGTATATCAACTACTTGACCTCCGCTATTATTTCTCTCAACGCAAACTAGAGGATTACCCCAATGTTGTAAAATTTCGTAAACTTTTTCAGTAAAATTATAAGGTGATATTTCATTGTTATGGTATACTGCAACTTGTTGAATGTTGGTTAAATCGGTATAATCTAATATTTGAACTACTGACGCATCTTTACCTAACCCTTCAGCAGTATCGACGCTTGCTATATATATACCATCTTCTTTAGGTTCGTCCCATAAAAGATATTTACCATTATCGAATACAAATTTCGGTTCAACAGTTTTACTATTTAACTTTTCAAATAGTTCATTATTAACCGAACTCTCACCGCTAGAAATGAACTCACAATTAAATTCTTGTTCAAATGCTTCTCTACTACCAATACTATTAATAGTTTGTTGTCTCCATTTATCGTCTCTACCTGGTATTTCATTCCATAAAATTTTATCGCAAGCCCAATCATTTTCACCATTTTCAGCCCCTGAATATAGCTTATAAAAAAGATTATCAGTACCATTAGCTGTTGATGCTATAAAAATTTTAGATTTTTTAGATGATGAAACGATAGGGTAAACAGATTTCCAGAAGTCATCAACCAGATGCGGTTCAATGAAAGCAAGCTCATCAAGAATTAAACAGTTTACAGATTGACCACGAGCTGCAGTACCAGTTGTTGTAGATATACCAATCCTTGTGCCATTTGCTAATACAATAGACGTTTTACCATATTCCTTTACACCAGGTTTTAACCAGTTAGGTAACTCCTCATACGCTAGTCTAATTCTACTCATGATTTCTAATGCAGTGCCTTCTTTATTAGCTACAATAAGAATACGTTGATCATCATTGAAACATGCAACCCATAGAGCGTAGATAGTCATCATAGTTGTTTTACCAATTTGTCGACTTGCTAGTAATATAAAGAAACGATTATCTCTCATCTTACGAAGTGCTCTTTTTTGACAGTAATGAAGGTCAATAGTCTTTTTACCTTCATCTAAAGATATGATATAAAAGAACTTTTCAGCAAAGTGTAAAATGTTTTTTTGACATTTTTTTAAGTCTTTCACCATAGTTGGTGTATATTCAAACTCTGCACCAGTCGTGGGCAGATTTGGATTATTCATATAGTTTTGTTTATTTTTAATCATTTCACTATAAATATTTACATGACTCGAGTAAATACTCTAACCGAAATATGGAATACATATAATAAAAATATTCTATCTGAAAATGTACCAGGTGAAAAAGCAGCTAAGTTTGGTACCAAACCTGGTAAAAAACCTGTCATTGCTAATGACGTTAAAAAAGGTTTTAAAGATGATAAATCATCAGGACCAAAAAATGCAGATGGTTTTCATGAACCTATCGACCCTAAAACCGCTAAGAAAGAAGATGAGTTATATAATAGTGCTGATTATTCTTCCGAGAAATATACTAAAAAAGATAAAAAAATAGAGAAAAAGGTAAAAGAGAGTATAAATAATTACATGAAATCTACTTTTGATAAACTATTTGAAAACGTGATGGGTGAAGAAATGAACCCTGATCAAGAAACACAGGAATTAGACGCACTCGGTATTGATACTGAAGTTGAAGAAACAGGTGAGGGTGATGTAACAGTTACTCTTGATCGTGAGATGGCTAAATCACTTTGCGATTTATTACAAGCAGCAATGGGTGAAGAAGATGAAGACGGTGATGATGAAGAAGATTACGAAGGTGAAGAAGGATTTAATTCTTTCGACGAAGCTGAAGAAGATGAAGATGAAGATGAAGATGAAACGGTTGACGAAGCAACAGAGCTTAAAGCAGTTCCAGATTCAGCAGGACACGGTTTAACATCGACTGGTAATAATAAAGTTGGTAAAATTAAACCAAAAAGTAAAAAAGCTTCTGGTTCAACTAAAAAATATGAAGAAGGTGAACCAAAAGAATTAGGTGATAAGAAAGCACATTTACAAAGTAAAAAAAATAAAGTTACTTTAAATCAAGGTCAAGATTTCATCCAGTAAAATAAAATTATAATTTAAATAGCACAATCATTAATTTGGTTGTGCTTTTTTTTGCTTAAATATAAATATGGACCCGTTTTCTACTTTTTTTACCAATCATAGACATAGAAGAGCAATACCCGGTGCTGGTGACCCAAGATATATGAGAAAGCATCAAAATATAGTTCCTGATTATGTTAAAACTGACCCCACAAAAAACCCTAAAATAGAATTAATAAGGCAAAAAAGAGGTAAACAAATATGTGATAATAATACTCTTAATTATATAAGAAAAGAATATAACGTTATACCTTTTAAAGGTGAAGTTAAAAAATTAGGAAGTACAGGTATCAAACTATATTTCGATAATAAACTAAATAAATTTGTAATAGAAAATGAGCCAACCAAATTATAATAATGAGTACCCCGGTTTAGTGCAAACTGATGAAACCTGTTACAGATTTACTGATAAAGCTATACAGTCAAGTGAACGTGTACTATTTTCTAATTGGTGGAGAGAACAATTAAATCAATTTGGGGTGAAGGTAAATTATTTTGTTAACACGTATAATGTATTAAGTGCTGATAATTTTTATGGTGAACAAACTACAAAAACATTTGCAAATCCAAGACAAATAGTATTAGCTGTAACGTTAAATGAAAATGCTATTACTCTTTCACAGTTTGGATTTGAAAGTGATGATGAAATAACAGCTTACATACATATAGATTCTTTTTATAATGATTTTTATACTTTAAGTTCTGTTTATGATACACAATATAATGTTGTGGAACCAAAAGCAGGTGACGTTTTTGAATTAACTGAATATGGTGATGATAGACCTAATAATAGACAATCAAAATATTTCGAGATAACGCAGAAATTAGACCAAGATATATCTCAAATAAACACCTTGCAAGGTCATTATGTATTTTTAATAAAAGCTAAGCGTCTAGATTATAGCTTTGAACCAAATCTACCGGTAGAGTCTAGTATAGATCGCTCTAAAATATTGGGTAATGAGGATTTTAACGGTCTAGGGACAGAAACATGTGAAACAATCGGTCTTGAAGATATAACTGTTTCTGGTGATTATCAAGTATATGAAGATTCATTTGCTGGAAGATTATCGGGAGGCGAAAATGAGCAAAGTCAAACTAAGAAAGATGGTTACGATGAATATAACATCGATGGTGTCAGTAAGACAGATGTATTTGATATGTCAAGAAATGATACCGATGTCTATGGTGATTACTATTAAAAAATAATAGTTGTTAACCAATCATCAGCCTCTTTAATCGATTTAAAATTTATTTCTTTTAGATTACCATCTACGTTAAATACATACGTAACATATTCATTATCAGGCAATATTTTTACATCCTGAAGTATATAAATTTTATTATATGTGAATAATTTAGTATTACTTTTAGTTCTATTTATAAACTTCGTCCCAGGGATAAATTGCATCAGTATCTACTCCTTTCAAATATAATTGAATATCATGTTTCATATCTAGGTAACGTTCATCTACATATTTTTGGAATGCGGTAGGTTTGATCCAAGCTGAACTACGTTCTGTATCATAACCAATTCTTTCAGCCCTACTACAAGCTACATTAACACCTTCATATAAACATGCAAATCTTGCAACAAAATCTATACCATACTCTTGAATAATATCATCAGTCTTTTTTATCATATATAGATTGTATCACAGTTCCTATTAAAAAATAAATTAATCTATCTTCATCTATACTGTATAAATTTATAATTTCTTTTATATTATATAAATTAGAAGAAAGAATCTTTTTATTTAAATTAAAAAAAGAATTATCTAAATCTTTATTATTTTTTGATTCTATTTTAGAGATTTCCTCTTCAAGTAGTTTAAAAAAAGTTTCAAAAGATTTAAGTTTTTTATTTTTCTGATAAACTCTCCCCGATAGTATTTGTTTCTCCTTTACATTATCATCTTGTTTAAAAAAGTTGATAATATCCTCTGACGCAATTTCTTTTTTTATTTCAGGTCTATCGAAGCCATTTGGTACTTCTTTAATAATTTTATTAAATTTTTCCATTATCAGCTATTATTGGCGTTGTAACCATTGCTGTACCTATATTAACAGCAGCTCTAATTTCATTTTTACATTCTTGACAACGATAAATCGTATCTTCTCCAATTGATAGTGTTACATTTTGTCTTGCACCGCAAGGACATGTAACTTCGATAGTATTATCAAATTCTAGTTTTTTTATTTCTGCGTTTACCTCTAAAGTTTTCTTTATAAGAAAATTTTCATAAACAGTGTTGAAGAAATAAAAGAATAATACTTGCAATATTGTAGCTAAAATAAACACTAACCAATCCTTGAATATTATACCAAACAAACCACTAACTAATAAAGTTAATGTTATTGACGTTAATAATTTTCTCATTACTTTATTTTACTAACCTTTTTTGTAATATCAACTAAATTACCTTTCATTTTAACAATATCTTTACCAATAGAATCTAAAGGTGTTTTATTTTTAATTACTTCGTTGGTATTTGCAATTTTTAAAAGCTCTTCTAAATTTTGTAGTGCAACGAAAGCACTAGATGCTACGTCGTCGAATTCATTTAATGGATAAGGTATATTTTCTGGTGCAATATCGGTTCGATTTTGTTTGCTCATAATATCCTGAACACTGGATGGCTGCGACGGATATTCGGTTTTCTGCCCGGATACATCTCTTGCAACGTCAGGCATCATCTCTTGACTCGGGTCTTCTTTTAATATTTTCACGAAGTCATTAAATTTTTTGTATGATTGCATATAAATATTTATAAATAATAGTATGAGCTTATACCAAAAACGATTTAAAAAGTTTTTATCTGAACAAGATGATGAAAATACCGAGTTAACAGATCAAGAAGCAATGGCTTCTACACTTGATGCTGAAACGTCTCCTGAAGATTTTGACGTAGATGCACCAGCTACAGGTGAAGATCCAATTAATACCCAATCAAAACAAATGTTTGAAGAATTAAACGGTTGGATTATAAAAATGGATGAGTTTTCTAATTACCTTAATGGTACAACAGATAGTATACAAACTTCATTAAATGCCGCGTCATCAGATACAATTTTTGACAGTATCTCAAATGCAGAAACTAAAAAAATTGCTAGAGTAGCAATGGAAGTCTCATCACTCAGTGAAATTCTTAAAGGTTATTTAGCAGGTGCTAACGATCCAAAGTATAAATTTAATTAACTTTAACTAACTTTTATAAATAATAATATGAAAAGTAAATTCGATACAATATTTGAAGCCTATATTAGCAATAAAACTCTTAATGAAAACTACGACGGGAAAGGTGCTGTAAATTTACTGGACCAACTTAAAGAAGAAGTACCAGAATTAGAAGACAAGATTAATCAAATACTTTCACAGGTATTCGATGTTGTCGATATATTAAATCAAGAGCCTTATGCGGATGACCCTGTATTGGGAAAAGCATACGGTTCACTTATAGACGATCATGTAAGGCCCATGGGTACGTTTAAAGAAGATAATGAAGATTTTGGTAATACTGACTATGACGTTGAAGAACCTTCTGTTTTCGAAAGACTTGAATCGCTTATGAGACGTCAGCCTAAACTTATAGGAGTTTTAAAGCCTATATTACTTGAATTTGAAGATGCATTAATGGAAATTGATAAAATAGATAATAATGATTTTGACCCTCAAGAGGTGTTTACCAGTCTTGCTAGACTTTACCCATTTTAATTAAATAATATTATGAAAACGGATCAAAACTTAATTTTTGAAGCTTATACTAAAACTAAAATTCTAGCTGAAAATGAATTAGACCCAGAAAGTGGTAGATTAGATGATGATTTAGTACCTGCTAAAACAGAAACAATCGGCGAATTTGATAATTTTATTGACGCTGCTACTAATTTTGCCGATTCAATTGACGATAAAGAGCTCGAGTTTCTCGTAAAAGGCTTAACGAAGGATAATTTAGGTTCGTTTTTAGGTGTTATACGCGACGAGTACGGGTATCGTGGTCAGATCAATTAATATAACTAACTATTTTTAATCTCAGTTAATAATAATTTAGCTTTAAGACCTGAATGAGTATTTTTTAATATAAATTCAGGTTTTATTTTGTATTTATCACCAGCTACGCATATATCATTAAAGTCTTTAAACTGCTTTAATTCTTTAGGCCATATAAAAACTTTTTCATTATTATCAGCCAATATAATACTTTTACTTAAAGCTGCTTTATCACAGTATTGGTTATCTAATACATAAATTTTTTCATATAAGTTTAGTTTATTGATCTGTTGTAATTGTAATGTTGTAAACATTTTGTTACTCTTTTCAGTAATACCGCAAGTAGCTAAACCGTTTTCAACAAAATAACTATCAATCGGACCTTCAAATATAAAAACGTTATCTAAGTTTGAATTTATATTTTGCATACCATATAAACTTCTTTCAGCACCCACTTTACTTAGATATTTCGGTCTTTCAAATAAATCCTTTTTAGTTAACCCTCTGGACTGATAAAATATAATATCACCATTTTCATCATAGAAAGGTAAGATTAGTCTATTTTTATGAACTATATCTTTTAACGATATATAAAACGTTTTAGGCTTATTAATACCTTTATCTAGTTTACGCGTTTTAATTAAGTTTAAAGCTGCTATAACTGCTGCATTATCTTTATAGTATTCTACTTGACTAGGATCAGATAAGTTAATACAATCTTCTGGTAAACTCTTATCTATTACCTTTTTAACTTCTTCAGGTTCTTCTATAGGTAAAATCTCTATATCAAACTCTTTAACTTCATTTATAATTTCATGTAAAGATTTATTCGTTACTTCAGTTATAAATGTTAGGGCCTTTTTACTATACCCGCAGTTATGGCAATATGCTAACTCATTTTCCGGTATATAATAAAATCGTTTTTTCTTACCCCACGATTTACCTTCTTTACAAATAGGGCAACAACCATTATACGATTTATTGTATTTATTATATGAGATCTTATAGATATTCTCATATAAAACGTTTACAACATATTGCTCTGGTATAACTATCACATTTTAATTATAAATGCAATATATTATATTTCAAGTCTAACCCCTACTTTGTGTAGTATTACTATCAGATAAAGCTGAATTATAATCTTGTATAAGCTCACCTGTCTTAGCATCTTTAATAGATACTAAACCTTTTTTAATTATATGACCAGTAACTGGGTCAGACATAACAGCTTGTTCATAAGTTTTACCATTAGCATCGTATGTATTGAAAACAGGTCTTACCGTTTCCCCGGTATATGGAGAACGTATTTGCTGCGGGTTTATAAATTGATCTTGCATACAATTATTTATGACAGTAACTCTAATAATCTATTTTTTTGAAAAAATGTTGTATACCATTTTGTGTCGTTTTTAACAATTTGACTTAAATTATAATCTTTACTTAATTTTTTAAATTGATCATAATCAGTTTCACTCTTACATTCAGATAATTGATTTAAAACATAATCTCTTTCATCTCTATCTTCTGTTAATGTTACTAATTCAAGATTTCTTTTATATATTTTAACTTCTTCTTCTGTTAAATTAACTTCACCTTTAAAAAATTTATCTATTTTTACTTTACCGAAACCTTTTAAACCAGGAATATTGTCACTTTTATCACCTGTTAATGCTTTAACTTTAATAAAATCTTTAATATCATATTTTAATATTTCTTTAAAATTACCTTTATTAATTTCCACCTTTCTTATCGGGTCATATACTGAAACTTTACCAGAAATTAATTGACAAAGATCTTTATCTACAGTAACGATAATATGTTTAAATAATTTTTTAGTAATATGAAATTTAGTCTTAGTAAGTTTATCGTAAGCATCGTTTATTATCTTAATAACATCATCAGCTTCGTATGATCTAGGAAATATTGATGGTATACCTAATGTATTTAACATTTCCTTAATGATTTCGTTCTTTGCATGCACCTCTTTACCGTATTCTGGATCACGATTTCCTTTATAATCTTCTAGAAGTTCCTTACGTTTATTGAGTCTATAGTCAGGTTTTTCGTCCCACACACATATAACCTTATCTGGTTGATACATTTCAACATAACTTTTAACACTATTCAGAAACATATAAACATGATAGTTTTCTGACACATTTTTAATGTTCTTAGCTACCCAATATACTCGGTGAACTAAATTATTACCGTCAATTGTTAGTATTTTCATTTTTTTTATATTGTGCTGTTATGACTTTATTAACATATTTTGGTACCTTTTCAACGAATTTAATAATATCCTTGTCAAGTCCCTCGTCGAAATCCTTTTGCGGTATTTTCGTTGTTTTCATATCAGGCATCCTAAGAAAATTATACGTCTGTTCCTTTTTATCCCTACATACAAACGCAAATAACTGACCTGCATATGGTCCATGGTGACATGCATAAACATTTCCTGAATTTATTTTAGTTTTGCGCATAAATCTTAACTAATTCTTCTAATTGACTGTCAAAATCAGTATATAAAGGTTCAAAAAATAGTTCTTCTTGAATCTTACTGCAGTCAATGCTATATCTAAAATCATGACCAAGTCTATCTTCGACAAACACCGCACTTTTATCTAAATCCTTATTCATTATCTTGCAGATTTTATCAACTAATTCGATATTTGTAAATTCTAATCCAGACCCGATGTTATATACTTCATTTTTGCCTTTTGTCGCGACTGCCCAAACAGCTAAATTATGATCATACACGTGTATCCACTCGCGGATATTTAAACCTTCACCGTAAATTGGTACTTTCTTATTTTTACTAAGTGATTTTATAATGGTCGGTATGAATTTTTCACTATGCTGATTAGGACCGTAATTATTGCAGCATCGAGTAATACTAATATTGCAATTAAATGTATTAATGTACGCGTTACATAAGAGATCGCTTGATGCCTTACTAGCAGCATATGGAGAACGAGGGTCAATCGGAGTCGACTCAGTAAATGAGGGGTCATTAAACCCTAAATGTCCGTAAACCTCATCAGTTGAAATATGTACCATCTTACCGTATTTTGCATTACGGAAACACTCGAGTAAATTCTGCGTACCCACTACATTAGATTGTATAAAAATAGACGGATCTTTAATACTATTATCGACGTGAGACTCTGCAGCGAAGTGGAATATATAGTCAAATTTATCTTCTGTCTCAAAAAGCATATCTAGCTTCTTTTTATCTACTAAATTAAATGTATATTCTTTATCACATAAACCAGCTACATATTTTTTATTTGACGCGTACCCGTTTTTATCTAGACACACTATACGATGCTGCGGGAAATTATCTCTAATAAATCGGATAAAATTACCTCCTATAAATCCGTAACCGCCGGTTACTAAAATATTTCTTCCATCATTACTTTGCTTCATAACCAATTTTATTATTTGTTCTCGTTTGTATAGCTTTTACAAAATTACCAGCATCTAATAAATCGTCAATTGTACCGCAATCAAACCACGCAGCTCCTTTATCCAATTTATAAATGCTAATATTTTTCTCTGCTATATACTGCTTAATTACATCGACGATTTCGTATTCACCGCGATTGCTTTTCTTACAATTCTTTGCTTTATCGATGACTGTATCATCGAAGAAGTATAAGCCGGGTATAGCGTAATTACTTGGTGCATCAACGGGTTTTTCAATAACATCAATTAATACCCCATCATCATCAAAAGCAGCAACTCCATATGCATTCGGGTTATTAACTTCATAACCAAATATAATATTTTCATCTGGTAAGATATTTGCAAGATCTTCGTTTAATGTATCGCTATAAAAAATATTATCCCCTAAAGCTAATACAACTGAATGTCCCTTAATATATTCTTCTGCTAAAATAAATGCTTGCGCTAAACCATTAGGGTCTTCTTGCATTACAATATTCTTTTTTACTGGTAAGTCTAGCTTCTTAATTAATTTTTTAAAATTATAATACTGATCCGGTTTAATAATAAAGATAATTTCATCC